GGTCGGCACCGCGCAGGTCGGCACCGCGCAGGACGGCACCGCGCAGGACGGCACCGCGCAGGTCGGCACCGCTCAGGACGGCACCGCGCAGGTCGGCATCGCTCAGGACGGCACCGCGCAGTTCGGCATCGCGCAGGACGGCACCGCTCAGGACGGCACCGCTCTTGCGCGCCCAACAGACCGCCAGACCGAGCTTTACCCGGAAGCTGGCATCCGGCGCGCAGACGATTTCAGCGGTGAACTGGACTGCATTGGTCCAGCGGTTGCGGACTTCGAACTTCTCGGTGGCTGCGGCCTCGACCATCTGTCGGCTCCCTGTCGGCGGTGATCGCCGGTATGGGAGCTTGTATCCGCTTTTCGGATTATCCTGTCAATCCGATTTTCGGATTATTTTTGCAGATGCCCTAACGCTTGGTCCCACATGCGGTGCAACGCATATGACCGCGTGATGCCGGCCTGACCTGCGGCAGCTAGTTCGCCGCGATAGAACGATGCCTTGAGCCGTAGGTCATCTGGCAAGTCGAAATCGGAAGAGATGCTATTGAGGTAGCGCTCGGCATTGTCATGCCGTTCGGCAGGAGGGAAGCCTTCAGCCACAAGCTGGGCCGCTAATGCCTTTCCCCCAGCTTCATTTTTAAACAGGTGGGTTACGATGAGGGCTTTCACCCCAACATAGATTTGCACACCCCAAACAATGGCGACGATGATCCCAACGGCGAGCCAGCGGTCGTTGGTCGCTCCCGGCGCGAACCACTCTGTCAGCAGCCAAGCGGCCGCTACATCGACCGCAAGGCCGATCGCGAGGCCAATAGCGATGGCCTTGCCCGCGTTCATAGCCCGGCCGTGTTCCCGTAACTAACAATCCGGCCCACAACCTGGTATGGCGTATCTTCGAGCGTGAAAGCCTCGTGCAACGGATTATTCGATACGGGCTCAAACCGCGCCGGGTCACCGCAGTAGCGCTTTACCGTCGCTTCGTGGTCGCCGTTTTGGATCAAGTAGACGCGACCAGCGAACAAGCTACGTTGATCAGGGTCAACTACTGCCCACCCGCCCTCGGGAAGCAGCAAGTTCATACTATCGCCCTTAATCTCGACCCCAAATGATCGATTGCCAGCGACGCCACGCGGAACCGGGAAATGACGCACAGGTGTTAGCACCGCCTCCTGCCAAGCCCCGGCTGATGCGAGGCCTATAACCGGAACCCACTGTACCTGCGGTTCATGCGCGATGCCAAGAAAATCCTGAAGCAAATTAGACTCTTGGATGGTTAGCCTTCGCTTGCCCTTGAACACATTGGAGATAGCGGACTGGGAAGGCATTCCAGCAACGCGCGCAAGATCGGCTTGCGTGCGCTTTTGCGCCTTCGCTTCCGAGCGGATCAGCTCGACCATCTCATCGTATGTCATGGGCTCATATAATCCCACAGCCCTGATGCGCGCGCTCGCTAAGAGCGGATAATTAAGCACTTGCGCGTTATCCGATAAACGGATATTCAGGGTGCATGGACCCGGTAGCAGAAGTCTTCGCCGTATTCGGCGATAGCCCCACCAAGCTGGCACGCGCAACTGGATACAAGGTCCAGACCGTTTTCGATTGGAAGGCGAAAGCTCCGATCAACATTCCGGAATGGCGCCGCGCGATCGTCCTCAAGGCGGTCAAGAAGACTGGCAAGCCAATCACCCCCGAGACACTGGCGTACCTCCAGTGCCGCGCAGTCACGCAGGTGGCAGCATGAGCTTCTGGCGCAGCACATGGCCGAAGGCCGGCAAGCCGCACAAGTGCGAAGGCTGCCGCGCGACGATCCCCAAAGGGGAAGTTCACGCTTCTCATGCCGGAATGTCGGATGGTGATTTCTTCGCCTACCGACTGTGTAAGCCATGCGACGACCTGGTCGCGTACCTTCACCGCGAAATCCCATCGCTAGACGAGGGCGTTGATCTCCACGACTTGTACGTCGAAGCATCAGAGGCGCTTGGCACAGACTGGCCTTCCGTCGTTGCGCTTAAGGAGCGGCAACTTGCCGCCCGCGTGTCGGCGTGATGTTTACCGACATTCTTGGGCTGGGCTTCCAAATCCTCGCTGGCTGGTGTGTCGTCAGCATCGTCATTGCCGCGCCCCTCTGTTGGCTGATCTCTCGTGGAAAGGTGGACGGCCATCGCCGCCAGCATGGCGCGAGCGACCGCGATGCGGATCGGCTTGGGCGCCTCTCGGTAGGCGCTGAAATCAATAACATCGATCATTCGACTTCAGTCTAAGATTTCGGGAGCGTAATCATGCATGAGACACGCGACATCTCGCATTCCCAACGCGAGACACAGGAGTTGCTTTTCTCGGTCTGCGTTGAGCGTGGCCTCTCGCTGCGGGCGATCAGCGCCAAGTCGGCGATCCCGTACAGCACTGTTCGCACCTATGCCGGGCTGAACGGCGCGACCGCGATCCTCCCGATCGACGCACTGTACAAGCTGGTGGGCGTGGTGCCGAACGAGCTGCTGTCGCTTCTGCTGCCGACCGGCTTCGGCATCTTCACCATGCCCGAGAGCGTCGACCATGACGAGATCGAGGCGGCGGCGCGCGACTACCTTGCGACCAAGAGTGCCGCGCACCGTGCGGACAGCCCGAGCGGTCGTGACATCAGCACCTGCGAAGAGAGCGCCCTGACGCGCAAGGCCGCTGTCCTGAAGATGGTGGCATGAGCAAGCAAGCCGCCATGGTCGCGCTGGAAGCGACCACCGCCATTCAGCAGGCGCTCCACACCGTGTTCGCCGGGTGGACCCAGCCGGGGCTTGGCTCGGCCCGCCTCGCGCTGATGCAGATCGCCAAGGCTCACGACACCCTCAGCGACGCGCTCGGCAGCCTGAACACAGAGATCCACGCCCGGCACGACGCCGGGAAATGGGAGGCCGCATGAGCAAGCCGCCGAAAGAAGTGTTTGAGGCCGTGGTCCGCACGATGGATCGCAAGCAGGCGAATGCCGCGTTTCTCGCCATGGGCTTCAAGGTGACGCAGCGCGAGTACAAGGCTGCACGTCAGGCCCTGGTTGCCGCCGATCCTCGGATCAACGCTTCCGTGAAGCGCGGGCCGGTCACCGATCCGCTCATTGACGCGAGGAAGAGCAGCGAGAAGCTGGAGATGGCGGTCCGCGCCTTCTACGCCAAGGTCGCTCGGCAGCGCCGGTGCAGCCCGGAAGCGGCGCAAGTCATCCTCAACTACACGCCAGGTCAAATCGCCAAGATGGGGCGAGCGGCATGACGCCTCCACCTCCTATCATTCAGGTGGTTCCGGTGCCTGTTGTCGGGTTGCCGATCTGGAACCGCCGACTAGCGAAGCTGGTGCGGCCGTGACCCGCCTCGTGCTGCCCTGGCCACCGCGGGAACTGCATCCGAACGCCCGGGTGCACCACATGGCTCGTGCGAAGGCAGCACGTGCTTACCGCGAGCAGTGCATGTGGATCGCCAAGGCGGGTGAGCTTTTGGCTCCTGCTGGCGAGATCATGCTCGCGGTCGAATTCTTTCCGCCCGATCGGCGCCGTCGTGATCTCGACGGCATGTTCTCGAACATCAAGGCCGGCATCGACGGCATCGCCGACGCGATGGAGGTGGACGATTATCGGTTCGCCTTCACCATCCATCGCCGCTCTCACTCGAAAAACGGCGCGGTGTTCATCACCGTGCAGGAGGCCGCATGAGCCGGGAAAAGCCCAGCCACATACCGCTGTTCGTGGATAGCTATCTCGCGGACACAACGCATCTGACGACCGAGCAGCACGGCGCATACATGCTGCTGCTGATGGCGGCATGGAGAACCGCTGACTGCACCCTCCCGCATGACGAGCGCCGATTGGCCCTTTTGGCGGGGGTGACGGTCGCCCGCTGGCGCGTGATCGGCCCGACGATCATGGAAATGTGGACCTGCGAGGGCGGAAGGTGCCGGCAAAAGCGGCTCGCTCACGAATGGGACTACGTTCAACGCAAGCGGCGTCAAGCGCGATCGGCGGTTGCATCGCGAGAGGCGAAAAGGAGCATCGGACGTACATCGGACGATGTATCGGACGTTGAACACCTAGGTGGAGGTGGAGGTGGAGGTGTTACTTACCCTTCCCCTAGCCAAGAAGAAGGTTTTGTTAGTGGTGACACGTGTGCGCGTGATGCGCTGCGTGTGGTGGACGGGGGCCGCTCGTGATGGCCACCGCCTTCGACCTGTTCGCCGCTGGCTCGGCACCCAAGCCTCTCCGCGCTCACCAGCATTCGGCTATTGCGATGACCAAGCGAGCGATCATCGCTGGCAAGGATCGGATCGTTGTCCAGATGCCGACCGGTGCAGGCAAGACCCGCACGGCTGCTGAGATCGTCGCCGGCGCGCTGGCGAAGGGCAAGCGGGTCGCGTTCACCGTGCCCGCCATCTCGCTGGTCGACCAGACCGTCGCGGCGTTCGAGGCTGAGGGCATCGACGCGATCGGCGTGATGCAGGCTAACCACATTCGCACGAACCGCGCGATGCCGGTGCAGGTGGTTTCGGTTCAGACGCTCAACCGTCGCCAGCGCCCCGAAGCCGACGTGGTGATCGTGGACGAGTGCCATGTCCGTTTCAAGCAAGTGTCCGAGTGGATGGCTGACCGCGAGGCCCGCCGTGTGTTTATCGGGCTTTCCGCGACGCCGTGGGCGAAGGGCATGGGCGACGACTGGAACGAGTTGGTCGTACCGACCCGAATGCAGGAGCTGATCGACAACGAATTCCTGTCGCCGTTCCGCGTTTACGCGCCGACCAGCCCTGACCTGTCGGGGGTCAAGATTACCGCCGGCGATTACCAGCAGGATCAGCTTGGCGAGGTCATGGGCGGCACGCAGATCGTCGCCGACGTGGTGCAGACGTGGAAAGCTCGGGCGCAAGGTCTGCCCACCCTCGTTTTCGCGGTGAACAAGGCTCACGCCGCCCAGCTCGTCCAGCAATTCGCCGATGCCGGCGTGCAGATGGGCTACTGCGACGATCGTGTCGACCTGATCGAGCGCCAGTTGATGTTCCGCCAGATGGCCCGCGGCGATCTGGCCGGGATCGTCAACATCGGGACGCTGACGACCGGTGTGGACGCAGACGTGCGCTGTGTCGTGCTGGCTCGGCCCACGAAGTCCGAAATGCTGTTCGTCCAGATGATCGGCCGCGGGCTGCGAACGGCACCGGGCAAGGCCGAAGCGCTGATCCTGGATCACGCCGACAATCACGCCCGCATGGGCTTCGTGACTGACATTCATCACGACCGGCTGCTGACCGGCAAGGACAAGCCGCACCCGACGAAGCAGGACAAGGGCGAGGTCACCCCGAAGCCGTGTCCGTCGTGCGGGACGCTGAAAAAGGGCGGCGTCTGCCCGTCGTGTGGCTTCACGCCACAGCGCAAGTCGGAGGTCGAGGTTGAGGCCGGCGAGTTGGTCGAGTTCAGGGCCAAGCCGCCCAAGCACGATCGCGAGGAAAAGCAGCGGGTTTGGTCCATGGCGCAACA